ACGCCGTAGACGGTCGGGGAGGTTTTTCGGTTTTTGTTACCGAACGGGTTTCGGTTCGGAACTCGAACCGTTACACTCGGCGAATGAGTAAACCCCTACGGAATCGAATCGTCGGACTCGGGGCGGAAGATCCCGAGCAGCTCCTCGCGAACCCCGGTAATTTCCGCGGTCACCCGATCCGACAACGGGACGCACTCCTCGCACTGCTCGACGAAGTCGGGTTCGTCGCACCCGTGATCGTGAACCGTACAACGGGCCATCTCGTCGACGGGCATCTTCGCGTCGAGCTCGCTCTCTCGCGAGACGAGAAAGCGATCCCCGTCTCGTACGTCGAACTTACCGAAGACGAGGAGCGTCTCGTCCTCGCAACGTACGACCCGGTCGGAGATCTCGCCTATGCGGACTCGGCGCGTCTCCGTGAGCTACTCGAAGACGTGACGTCGAGCGAAGCCGCAGTTATGCAGCTCCTCGAATCCGTCGCGACGGAAGCGGGCGTCCTCGACGCAGTCGTCAACCCGACGCCCAAGCCCGAGCGGAAGGTAACTTGCCCGAGCTGCGGCGAGGAGTTCGCTCCTCGTGGGTAGCCGAGGGCCGCAACCGAAGCCGACGCGGTTAAAGCTTCTCTCCGGGGAGACGCGTCCGAGCGTGATTAACTACGCCGAGCCGATGCCCTCGGGCGGATCGATGACTCCTCCGAGCGATCTTCGACCCGAAGCTCGCGTCGTATGGGAACGCGTAATCGACGCTCTCGGTTCGACGGGCGTCTTAACGTCGGCGGATAAGGATATCCTTCGGCTTTACTGCGAAGCCTACGTCCGCTATGTTGAAGCCGAGACAATGCTCGCGAAGACGGGGCCTCTCTTGAAAGGGCGAGCGGGAGAGTTCGTAAAGAATCCGCTGCACCAAATCGTCCGCGATAATGCGGAGAGTGTGAAGAAGTACGCGCGAGAGTTGGGCTTAACCCCGGCGGCTCGCTCGGGATTGCGAGGCGTAATCGATGACGGAGCGAACTCCGCGACGGCGAAGCTCGAAGCGATCATTAAAGCCGCGCGTCGAGCGTAAGTCCGAGGGGCATCTCGTCGCGGAATTTATCGAGACGTTTTGCCGACTCTCGAAGGGAGACGGTGCGGGGAAGTTGATTACGCTTCGCCCGTGGCAAAAGGAGATCCTCGACGAACTCTTCGAGATTAAAGAAGACGGTCGACGCCGCAAGCGTCGCGGTCTTCTCCTCCTCCCGAGAAAGAATGGGAAGTCCCTGCTCGCTTCGGGGATCGCTCTTTATTCGCTCTTTACCGAAGTCGGAGCGTACGTAGGGGTCGTCGCGTCGGATCGAGCCCAAGCCCGAATCGTCTTTCGCGAGTGCGCGCGTATGGTTGAACTCGACCCCGTCCTCTCGTCGAAGCTTCGCGTTCTCCGCGACGTGATCGAATATCCCGAGACGGGCTCCGTCCTCCGCGTCCTCTCGTCCGACTCCGACGCTGCGGAAGGGTACGACTTCTCCGCTCTTATCTTCGACGAGCTGCATACGCAACCGAACGACCGACTATGGGCGACCGTTAACCTCGGCTCCGGTACGCGGAAGAATCCGCTCGTACTCGCGATCTCGACGGCGGGTTCGAAGACGGACGCGAAGGGTCAAGATTCAATTTGCTATCGACTTTTTCAATACGGCCAACGGCTCGCGTCGGGAGAGATCGAGGACGAGTCTTTTTACTTCCGATACTTCCACGCGGACGACTCGCTCGAATGGGATTCTCCGGAAGCGTGGCAAGCTGCGAACCCCGCATACGGAGACTTTCTCGACCCCGAGGATTTTAGTTCGGCGGTTAAGTCACTCCCGCGCGACGCATTCGAGACGAAGCGTCTTAACCGTTGGATTACCGCAGGGGCGGCGGCGTGGCTTCCTGCGGGCGTCTTCGATAAGTGTCGAACCGATCGACGCTTGCAACCGGGGGAGAAGATCGTAGCGGCGTGGGACGGAAGCTTCGACGGAGATAGTTCAGTCCTCGTAGCGTCGACGCTCGACGGGTATATCGAACCGCTCCTCGTCTACGAACGCCCGCTCGACGACTCGCATTGGCGCGTCGATATCGGCGACGTCGAGGAAGCCGTCCTCGCGCTGCGATCGAAGTATGAGATCGTCGAACTATGCGCCGACCCGTACCGTTGGCAACGATCCCTCGAACGATTCGAGAAGGAAGGAATGAACGTTACCGAATACCCGCAATCCGCCTCCCGAATGGTGAACTGCACGCAAGCGGCGTTCGAGGCGATCACGCAAGAATCGTTGACGTGGGGCGGGGAGCCGGTGCTCGCCGCAGCTCTCGCGAGGCACGTCGACAACTCTCGAATTAAGATCGACCGCTTCGGCCCTCGGCTCACAAAAGAAGGGAGATCCTCCCCCAGGAAAATCGATTGTGCGGTCGCCCTATGTATGGCGTTGGATCGGGCGAGGTATTATGCAGCGGAAGCCGCGAAGCCGGCTCGTAGCGTGGGGTTTTTTAGTCTATGATTTCGAACGTTATTGAACTCTCAGGGATCGCACTCCTTCTCGTCGCCGCGTGGATTCTGCACCCGGCGATTATTATCGGACTCGCGGGGATCTCGTTAATCGCAATCGGATATACAAGGGGTAAGAAGTGAGCGTTATTCGTCGCATTCTTTCGGGGAGATCCGAGGAGCGAAACCTAAACGGTCTCGGTCTTCTTCCGCAAGCGTTCGACCGCGTCCCTTCGTTGACGATTCAACGCGTCGACCCGAAGTCCGTCCTCGGACTTTCGACGGCTTGGGCGTGCGTGCGGATCTTGGCCGACCTAACCTCGACAATGCCTCTCGACGCGTTCCGCAGGGATCAGGGTCAACGCCGACCATATCGACCCGGCGGCGTCAAGCCGAATTGGATTCTACAACCCGTACCGAACGAAGTCTCGTATTCGATTCAATCGGTCATCTCGGAAATCGTAACCTCGTTAATGCTTTCGGGGAACGCATACGTCTACGCTCCACGTGACCCCGAGACGCTCGAACCGCTAATGGTGAAAGTCCTGCACCCGGAGTCGGTCACCATTACGCGAACGAATGGCAAGCTGCAATATATCGTCCGTAACTCCGACCAAGTCGAGGGAACGATCTTCGGCTCCGAAACGATTTTGCATATCCCGCTTATTCGTCTTCCGGGTGCGGACTACGGACTCTCTCCGCTTGACGCGCTGCGGAATACGTTCGCCCTCGGGCTTACCGTCGAGGAATACGCGCAACGCTTCTTCGCAACGGGTAGCACGCCGACCGGCGTAATCGAAGTCGCCGATTCTTCCTTGACTCCCGACCAAGTGAAAGCGATTAAAGAAGGTTGGATTCGGCATCACACCGGAGCGAATATGCACACTCCGGGCGTACTCGTCGGGGCGACGTTTAAAGCTCTCTCGTTCCGACCCGAGGACGCGCAGCTCCTCGGCTCGCGAGAGTTCACCGTTAACGAGATCGCCCGAATCTATCGCGTGCCTCCCGCACTCCTCGCGGTCACGACGCCGGGTGCTATGTCGTACGGATCGGTCGAGCAGTTAAGCGAGGACTTCGTCCGCTTTACACTTCGGCCATTGGCGGAGCTTTTGGAACGCGCACTCTCGACGCTAATCCCGCTCCCCGAGGCATTCGTAAAGTTGAATATGGATTCGCTTCTCCGCGGCTCGACCGAGGCTCGATACAACGCATACGCGAAGGGGCTCGCTTCCGGTTGGTTGAGCGTTTCGGAGATTCGTCGAAGCGAGGATCTCTCGCCGATCGACGATCAAGCCGCCGACGCATATCGTCAACCGCTAAACGAAGCCGACGCGACGCTCGCCGCTGCACGTCAAAAAGCGGATATCTTGGGAATCCTCGTACGTGCGGGATACGACCCGGCGGACGCCGCGAAGATTATCGGTCTCGACGTCAAGCATACGGGAGCCGTTCCGGTCACGGTATCGACCGAGCCGAACGCGTAACGAATGTCGATTTCCGTCGCCGTCGGAACTGCTACCGGAACCGCGTCTCTTGCGTTCGATTGTCGAGCGGAGGTATGCCTCCTCTCGTTTAACAATCATTCGGGAGATCCTCTCTTTATCGGGGGAGCCGCAGTCACGACTTCGACCGGATATCGAATTGCAGCCGGAGCGATCGCGCAAATCACGATTTACAACGGGGATAAACTTTACGTCGTTTCGCAGGGAGCCCACCGCGCGTACGATATCCTCCATACGCAGCCGAACCCGTGAGCTCGATTGTTATCGACGTCGACGGGACGATCGATCTAAACGGGGAGCCGAACGAACCGCTCGTCGCTGCACTTAATCGACGCGTCGCCGAGGGCGATCGAATCGTCGTCGTCTCCTCCCGTCAAGAGTCCCGACTCCGAGAGACGAAATTCTTCCTCGACGATGCGGGGCTCGGGTATTCCGAGATCTACCTTTCGGACTTCCCCGAAGGGCCGAACGCGGGGAATGCGTTCAAGTCGTATAAAGTTTTTAAGCTAATCGAGGACGGCTACGAGATCGACGAGGCGATCGATAATGACGCCGAGATCCGTCGCATCTATCGGGGAATGGGGATCGACGCGTTTACGGCGGACGAGTACCTCGACAATAACTCGCGTTCGACCGAGGGTCGAGCGATCGATCCGAACGGCTACGAGCCGAACGCAGCGATGCGCGAAGAAGCCGAACGCGGTCTCGAATGGCGGCGTGAATACAACCGAGGCGGGACGCTTGTCGGCGTCGCGCGAGCTCGCGATATCGCCGCAGGGAAGAGACTCCCCGCGGATACCGTCCTCCGTATGCGATCATATTTCGCACGTCACGAAGTCGATAAAGAGGCGCAGGGATTCCGACCGGGGGAAGACGGCTTCCCGTCGGCGGGTAGAATTGCGTGGGCATTGTGGGGAGGAGATCCCGCGCAAGCGTGGGTCGAGTCTATTATCGAATCATTCTCCGAGGAGAAGTCAACGAATAAGACGGGAGACGAAATGGGAATCGAGTTCCGAACCGCTACGGCGCACCTACGCGCAGTCGACCCGGAGGGAATGACGTTCGAGGGGTACGCTTCGCTTTTCGATTCGCCGAGCGGCGAAGGAGTCGATCCCGAGATCGTCAAGAAGGGCGCATTCTCCCGAAGCCTCGCCGCTGCGCGACGCGGCGAATGGGACGTCCGCGCGTATCAGGATCACGACCCGAAGCTTCTCCTCGGTACGACGAAGTCGGGAACGCTTGAACTTGAAGAAAACGACAAGGGCCTCCTCGCCCGTATCCGTCTTAACCCGAAGATCTCTTTTCACCGTGACCTCGCCGAGCTCGTCCGTACGATGCAATCGTCCCTCGGAATGAGCTTCGGTTTTTATTCAACTCGCGCGAATACGATTAACGATGACGGCGTCCGCGAACTGCGCGACGTAAAGCTCGTCGAAGTCTCCGCGTTGACGGGGCTCCAACCGTACTACCCGGGAACGCTCTCCCTCGTCGCCGTCCGATCCCTCGCGGATAAAGCGGGCGTCGATACGACCGAACTCCGAGACGCACTCTCCGCGATGCTCGCAGGGAAACTGCGCGGGAATCACGCGAAGTCGATTACTGCGGCTCTCGAAGTCTCGCTCCGAGACGTCGAAGGAGTCCCGACGAAGTTCCCCGAAGATGCGGAGAAGCCCGTCGAGAAGATCGAGGAGCCCGTCGTCGAGGACGAGAAGAAGCCCGAGGAGAAGCGTTCAGTCGCAGACGATCTCGGGATCGTCGTCTCGGATCTCTCCGAAGCCGTCGCCGCTGCGGACGCAGGGCTCGCGACTGCGGAGCAGCTCGCCCTTATCGTCACCGCTGCGAAAGGTGTTATCGACGAGGCCGCCGCGGAGCCCGTCGAGCTCGACGTAATGCCGGGCGAGATGGCTCCGTCCGAATATGTCGACGAGCACGAGGGCGGCGAGAAGATTAAAATCGAGATCGAGGTAACCGTTCCACGATCCATTCGTGAGAAGGAGCTCGAACTCCTCGATCTTTCGCGTAAGATTTAAGAAGCCTAAACTCTAAGGATCGCAGTCGACTTAGGTTATCCCCGGATAACCGCTCGCTTCGATACCGCAGTCGCGGCGAAGAATAGTTTTCCCGTAATGGGAAGAAGGGGTTTTAAATGACGCAGGAACTAACCGCTCGACTGCACGACGCATACCGTCGTGACTTCGAGGCCGCGAAGAATCTCGTAACCGCAGCCGCGGACGAGAAGCGGGAACTCACAGCCGAGGAAGAGGCGCAGTACGCGAAGCTTTCCGACGCTATGAATTCGAAGCTTGCCAAGATCGACGATCTCGGCAAGAACGAGGAGCGTGCAGCGAAGCTCGGCGCAATGGCCGATCGCCTCGAAGTAACCGCTTCCGCACCAATCGACAATGACGCCGACCTTCTCCGCGCGGTACTCGCGGGCGAGAAGAATCGCGCGACGTTCGAGATGCGCGCACTCGCGACCGCTACGGCTACTACGCCCGTGACGTTCGCGGACTTTGTGGTAGAGGCTCTCGTTTCAGGGAACGCTATCTACGAAGGCGCAACGAAGGTTCGCACCGCGGACGCTCGAAACATCACCGTCCCGGTAATGGCGGGGACGGCTCCGAGTGCCGCGTTCACGTCGCAGGGCGGGACGATCACTACGGGAGATCCCGTTTTCACGAGCATTACTCTCGGAGCAAATGCTCTCGCAACGTTGACCCTCGCCTCGAACGATTTGATTCGGAGCGCAGGATTCAACCTCGTGGAATATATCGGTCGGGCCGCCGGTAGAGCTATTAGCTATACAGCGGGTTCAGCTTGCGCACTCGGTACGGGAACGGTGCAGCCTAACGGCTTCGTAACCGCTCTTAATGCTGCGGGCGCACTTTCGACCGCAACCGGCTCGGCATTCTTTAACGCGAGCGATCTTATTACCGCGGTTTATGCGTTGTCTCCCGAGTATCGCCGACCGGCGACCGCTTGGCAGATGAGCACGTCCGCCGTCTCGAAGACTCGCAAGCTTACCGATACGCAAGGTCAGTTCCTTCTACAGCCGTCCCTCGCAGCCGGTCAGCCCGAGACTCTTCTCGGGTTCGTCGTCCACGAGAACGTGCATATGGCCGCAGTCGGCTCCGCGTCGAAGTCCGTCGTGCTCATTCACGAGCCGTCGTACTATATTCGCGAAGTCGGTTCGGTTGACGTCGCAACCTCGGCGGATCGTTACTTCGAGATCAACTCGACGGGCGTCCGTTCGATCTATACGTTCGACGGTCAGCTCCCGGACGCCGCGAACGCGGGTCGAATTCTCGTCTCGGCGAATAGCTAAGACGAACCCCGTCTACGAGGTGTAGACGTCGAGCCCGGAATCCGATAAAGTCGGGTTCCGGGCTCGTATAATTTAAGGAGGCTTTATGAGAATCGCGATCGCTTCGAACGCTCCGTGGACTCCGACCGGCTACGGTCAGCAAGTCGCCGAGCTCGCTCCGAAATTGAAGGAGGCGGGTCACGAGGTAGCAGTCCTCGCGAACTATGGCCTCGCGGGAACGTCTCTCGAATGGAACGGAATCCCCGTACTACCGCAAGGGATCGACGGCTATTCGAACGATATTACGCCCGCGCAAATTGCGAACTTTATCGGGGACGGCGTCGGCTTCGGAATGACGCTCTTCGACGTATGGGTTTATAAAGCTCCGCAATGGGATACGCTCCCGCTCCTTTCGTGGACTCCGATCGATCACTCTCCCGTCCCCGACGAGGTGCGTCAATTCTTCACGCGCGGCGGTACGAAGTATGCAGTCGCTATGTCGAGGTTCGGAGAGAAGGAACTTCTTAACGCGGGGATCGCTCGCGATAAAGTCTTTTACGCACCGCACTCGATTAATACTTCGGTCTTCGCTCCGGGTGCGTCGACGATGCGGTCGAAGATGCAACTCCCCGAGGGTGCGCACGTCTCAATGATTAACGCAGCGAATAAGGGGACGACCCCGATCCGTAAGTCTTTCGGGGAGATGCTCCTCGCTTGGTCGAGGTTCGCGGCTCGTCACGAAGACGCATATCTTTATCTTCACACCGAAGCCCTCGGGCTCGCGAACGGCATTAACTTCGAGCGTCTTATCGCTGCGGTTAAAGCTCCGATCGATCGAATCCGAATCGTTCCGCAGTACGAATACCGAATGGGAATCCCGAACTCTACCGTCGCGGATCTTTACCGCGCGGCGGACGTGCTCCTTTCGACGTCTCGCGGCGAAGGGTTCGGACTATGTGTACTCGAAGCGCAAGCGTGCGGAGTCCCTGCGATCGTGACGGATTGGACGGCGCAACCGGAACTCTTGGGGGCGGGTTGGAAGATCGACGGCGAGCTCGATTACGACCCGTACCAAAACTCGTTTTGGAAGATCCCGAGTACGGACGGAATCGTCGACGCACTCGAAGCCTCGTACTCGTTGAAGGGTAAGACGGACGACGCGAAGAAAGCGTCGGAGACGGCGGTTCAGTTCGCCTCGCAATACGAGACGGGACGAGTCTTCACCGAGCATTGGTCACCGATCCTCAAAACCGCGGAGGAGATCTTCCGCGAGTTCAAGCGAGGCCCGATCCCCGTCAATCGAGAAGCCCGTCGAGCTGCAATGAGGGCGAAGAAGTGAAAGACGTTACGGTCATTACCGCAAGCCTCCCGGGTCGAGAGGCGCAGCGAGCCGAGGCGATCGCCTCCGTCGCCGCGCAGACAATCCTTCCCGCGGATCACCTCGTCGGGATTGACTATCGACGGGAGGGCGGGCATAGGGTACGGAATATCCTCGCCTCCGCCGTCGAGACGACGTGGACGCATATCCTCGACGACGACGATCTTCTCCTCCCCGAGCATATCGAGACGCTCCTCGATCACGCCGAGGAAGCCGATATCGTCTATACCTACGCCCAAGTAATCGGCGATCCGAACTTTGATCTTTATAACCGACCGTTCGATCCCGCACTCCTTCGGCAATCGTCGATCGTCTCGCACGTCGCGATGATTCGAACCGAACTCCTTCTCGATCTCGGAGGTTGGCGCGCGGAGAAGGGGTACGATTGGAAGCTATGGGTACGAGCCCTCGACGCCGGGGCGAAGTTCGTCGCAGTTCCCGAGAAGACGTGGATCTACCGTCTCTCCCCGGATTGGATTCACGAGTCCCGACCGTGAAGCGGAACGCAGTCATTCTCGCGGCGGGTAAGTCGACGCGGCTCGGCGGCTCGAATAAGCTTCTCGTCGAGGCGGGCGGGCTTCCCGTTCACGCGTGGCACGAGCGGCTTCTCGACGGTATCCCGACCGCAGTCGTTACTCGCACCGAGGAGGCGGCGGAAGTCGCCCTCGCTCTTCCGTGGGTAGCGCGGGTAATCGGTCACTCCAAGTACGACGGCCCGGTCGGTGCTCTCGCTGCGTACCTCGAAGCCTATACCGACGAGGGCGAACTCCTCGTCCTCTTCGCCGATACCCTTATCGCTCCCCAACCGCAAATCCCTTCGGGAGATTGGGTCGGCGTCGCCTACGCACCCGCTCGCCGTTGGGACTTCCCGACCCCGGAGGGTTGGTACTCGCGGGGCGTCCCGCTCGTCGAGGTATGCGTCGGGGTGTATTCCTTCTCGTGCATAGGGGACGTAAAGAAAGCGATCGTACAAGCCCGCGCGGAAGCTGCGCAAGCGGGAGAAGTCGACGTCGCAATGACTCGCCTCCTTAATGCGTATATGCGGGATCACCGTCTCGACCCGCTCCACGTTTACTCGTGGCACGACGCAGGGGATTGGGACGCAATCGACCGCGTTCCCGACTATCGATCCGCTACAATCGACGCGCGCGTCCCTCGCGTGGGAGGGAACCTTCGGATCGCTTACGAGTAGTAAGGTTCGCGGGTCAACTTAAGACGAAGGAGTCGATATGGCGAATACTTACACTCTCACCGTTAATCAAGGAGAGACGCTTTCTCTCGTCGCGACGTGGAAGGATTCCACGGGGACGCCCGTCAACCTCAACGGATATACGGCGGCGGCGACGCTACGAGAAACGTACTCGTCTTCGGGAACGGTGCTCTATCTCGCGACGACAAATTCGGGGATCGCTCTTGGCGGAACTGCGGGAACGATCACGCTTACCGCTGCGGCGACTGCTACCCGAGCTCTTACCGCTCCGCAGTCCGGCGTTTATGATCTCGAACTTACTTCGGGCGGAGGCGTTGTGACTCGTCTTCTCGAAGGGCAATTTAACGTTACGCCGGAAGTCACCCGCTAATGAGTCTCACCGTTACGAAGATTCTTTATACCGTCGATATCGTCGATGGTAGCGGGGATACGGTAACGGTCTCTCCGATCACGCAGTCCGTCGACGTGGCTTCACCCGGGCCGCAGGGCGCAACCGGGGCGCAGGGTAGCGCGGGGCCGCAGGGTAGCGCGGGAGCGCAGGGTTCAGCCGCGACGATTGCCGCGGGCTCGGTTACAACACTCCCCGCAGGTTCAGCGGCGACGGTTACGAATACGGGGACTTCGGGAGCTGCGGTATTCGCATTCGGAATCCCGCAGGGTCTCGCAGGATCGAACGGCTCCGCGGCGACGATCTCCGTCGGAACGGTTACGACGCTCGCCGCAGGATCACCCGCTACGGTTACAAATACCGGAACCTCGTCGGCGGCGGTCTTCTCGTTCGGTATCCCCGCGGGTAGTGCGGGGGCGCAGGGTAGCGCGGGAACTTCGGGCGTCGTCACCGTCAACGATCCGCTTACCAATTCGGGAACGTCGGGCTCCGCGAATATCTCGATCGGAACCGCTGCGACGGGCGGAGTCTATGGAGTGACGACCCTCACGGACTCCACGAGCTCGACCTCGACGACAACGGCCGCAACTCCCGCGAGTGTGAAGTCGTCGTATGATCTCGCGGCGGCGGCAGTCGCGGCGGATAACTTCCATCTCGCGCAAGGGTTCACGGCGACGACGATCGAGACGTTCGCCCGCAACGCTAACCTCCCGAATACTATTAGTTGGACTTCCACGGGACGCGTTTACTTCGCAATCTTTACGCCCGTAAAGAACCTCACAATCGGAACCGCGTCTTTTTATTGTACGGCTACCCCGACGACGACGACGACCGCGCGAATGGGACTCTATACGTGGAGCAACGCGACGGGAACCGCGACGCTCGTCGCGCGAACCGCGAACGATCCGACCCTCTTTGGAACGGCGGCAGTCTTACAATCTCGCGCGTTCGATACTGCGGGCGATTATCCCGCAACCTATACGCTCACGGCGGGGAGCACGTATGCGTTTGGAATGATCTTCGTCGGAACGGGTTTTCCGACGGTTGGCGCGCTCACGATTACGAACACGGCCCTCGCGGGACTCACCCCGCGAACGGCGGGACAACGAATCTCACAATCCGATCTCGTGACGATCGGATCGTTGACGGATACGGCTCTTCGTATTTGGGGGAGGTTTTCGTGACCGACGAACTCGCACCCGTTCCCGTTGAATACTCTCCGTGGGTGCTCGATCCTGCGTCGGGTATGCTCGTCTCGATCGTCCGTCGAACGGATACCGGAGAGATTATCGGTCGGGCGGAACGCTCGCCGAATAACGAAGAGGAGTCGGAATAATGGCAATCGTGAACGGATACGTTTCGAGGGACGACGTCAAGAATGCACTCGGCCTCGGCGTAGCTGCAATGAATCCCGAGGATCTCGAAATCGATCAGGTTATTAACTCCGTTTCGCGCGCGATCGACGACGCGTGCGGACGCTTCTTTTATTCGACCGCGGGAACGGTGCTCTATACGGCGGAGGATTTCCTCTATCTCCCGATCGATGACTTCTCGGCAATTACCGAGATTAAGATCGACGAGATGAACGCAGGGACGGCGAATGTCACCCTCTCGGCGACGACCGATTACCGCGGCGAAGCGGTTACGGCGATCCCCGGATTCCCCTATACCGCGGTTCGTATTACGAGCTTCGGGACGAAGACGTTTCCCGTCGGCGTAACCGAAGGAATTTCCGTACGAGGCACGAGAGGCTTCGCGGCAATCCCTCAACCGATTATTGCCGCAACGCTGCTACAATGTGTACGCACGCACGCGAGGCGGAATTCGCCGTACGGCGTGGCGGGCTCGCCCGATGGGTCAATTATCCGACTCCTCTCCCGCCTCGACCCCGACGTCGAGCTAATGATCCGACCGTACCGTCGCGTTAAGGAAGCGGTTTAATGGACGACGTAACCGTCCTCGAAGCCCTCGCGGATCACGTCCGAGGAAAGACTCCTCCGCAGGGACGGGTCGTAAAGAAAGTCTTCGCCTACCCGGTCGAGTCAATCTCCGGGGCTCTCCCTGCGGTCGTGCTCTACTCGGGAGCGGACTCGGTCGAATACGGCGCGTCGAACCGTCGGACGACCCTTACCGTGAAGCTCGCCCTCTACCTCCCGCTCGTTGAATACGCGGCGCAATACAAGATCCTTAATACGTGGCGCGCGTGGGTGCGGGATCTCCTTATCGACGGGGTTACCCTAAACTCGACGGACGGAGTATCGCAAGCGTCGGTCACGTCGACGGATATAAACTCGACGGAATACGCAGAGGCTCCGGTAATCGAAGTCAGTTGTAATATTGAAATCGTCGGGGTCGAAGCGATCTCGACGAGTGCATAAAGTAAGGAGTAAAAATGCCGGTCGCGAATTCGGGAAATATTCTCTTCTCGTCCCTTATCGGTAGGGCCGAGGGTACGGCGGGTACGTCTCCTTCCTTCGGGACGGCGGGGCGAAAGTTCCTCGTCGAGCCGACCGGCGTAATTACAATCGGTAAGACGTGGGAGCTCGGAGCCGAGCGTTCCGTCTCGCTGCGTAACCCAATCGTCGCGACGACCGCGACGCTCGTATCGAACGAGCCCGAGCTCTCGGTCTCCGTTCCTGCGATCTCCGTCGGCGAGCTTCCGATTTGGCTTTCGATGATGGGCTCCGCTACCGTCGCGGGAACCGCGGCTCCGTATACGTGGGACTTTAATCCGACGATGGGAACCGGTTCGAATAACCCGAAGTCTTTCTCGTTTATTAGCGCGGACGCCGTCGGCGGAACCGCTGCGGGCGGGAACGCGTACCTCTTGAATTACTGCCTTCCAACCGAGATCACCATCTCAGCCGATCGTTCTTCGTTGACTGCACTCTCCGCGAATCTCTTTGCGCAAGACGTCGCAGCTACGACCGCAGTCCCCGCAGCGTCGACCGTCGTCCCGACGTCTTCGTTTATGTCGGGTCGGCTATGGAACGTCGCCGTCGGAACCGCTCTCGGAACCGCGTCAACGTTTACCGCATATAACTACGCGCTCGATTTCAACCTCACGATTAATACGGGGATTACCCGGCAAGCCTACCTCGCAGGAACTTCGACGATGGTTACGCACGCGGAAGCGGGCGCATTCGGCGGGGAGATTACGCTTACCGTTCAATCGAATAAAGCCGCTAACGATGAATGGGTTCTCGGCGCGCAGAAGTTCGTTAAGTTGTCTTGGACGGACGGTACGTATTCGGTCGCGATCTACGCGTCGATCATTGTCTCCGACCTCCAACCGATCGCAGGAAACGAGGACGGGCTTACGACGCTAACGCTCACGGGAACGCTTGCGTATGATCCGGTCTCCGCGGGGACGATTCGGATTGTCGTCGGTTCGGATACGGCCGTCCTTCCGTAATCTCGGAAGCGGGTCAATAGCAGGGGAGGCACTATGCCGGGAGAAGTTCGTTCCGATCGTAAACTTCGCGTAGAACTATCGGCTCCGTTCGATGGTTGGTTCGCGGAGATGAAGCTCCACGTCCCGTTTAAAATGGCTCTTCTCCTTGAATCGGAGAAGCCCGAGGATCGCGTAAACGCGATCCGTTCGCTTATCGTCGCGCACAACTTCCGCGAAGAAGTCGGGTACGACGAGATCCTCGACGACCCGACGGACGCACCGGACGACGCGATCGATCAGCTACTAACGAAATGGGCAGCGGTTAAGGGAGCCCTCCCTTCCGCATAAGGCGAGCGGCGCAACGGATCGCCCTCGGCGATTCAAGAGTCAGCTCGCCTCCAATCGTTACCGCAGTAATCCTCGCGAAAGAGTTCGGCGTCTTACCGTCGGCTATTCTCGAATCGGACTTCGGGGACGTCGTACAATGGGCGGCGATTCTCTCGGACTTGAATACTACGAAGGGCGGTAACCGTGGCACGAGGTAGCGTCGCGCAATCGAGGGTCGATCTCGTCCTCGATAAGAAGTCGATCGAGTCTATGTCGAGTCTTGCGATCGCGTTTGCTGCGGGCTTCGACGAGAAGAAGATCGATAAAGCCCTTCAAGCCGCGTCGAACGCGGCCGCTAAGTCGATGATTAAACCCGTTCGAGCTGCGGCTCCTCGACGTTCGGGTCGCCTCGCGCGAGCGGTGCGATCTAATAAAGTTCAGCGAGACAAGCCCGGAGCCTACGTCGGCATTCGTCCGGGCAAGAGTCGCAATGACCCGAGCGGGGCGTATTACCGATGGATCGTCACGAGCGGAGTCTCTCGCGTCCCGTACGTAATCGCACCGAACCGACGATCGTCGGCGGGCGGTCTCTCCCTCCCGAATGCCGTCAACGGGTCGAGCGTGCGCGGGTCGGTCACGAGGACGGCGAGAATCCCGGGTCGACCGTTCGTCTCGGAAGCGGTCTCGCGAAATATCGGAACGGCGAAAACCGTTTTCGAGGATACCCTTCGCGGTATTATCGAACGCGGTATCCCTGCTAAGGGTGCAATAAAGATTCCGAAGAAGTAAGGGGAAACTATGGCGGGCAATAGCGCGCAAGTCACGTTCGCATTCCTCGCGAAAGATCTCGCGTCGGGGACGATTCGAGGTATCTCGAAGTCCCTCGCGAACGTTAAGGAGAACGCGCGCAATCTCGGCGGAGCTCTTAAAACCGCTCTCAAAATCGGAGCGGGTGCGATCGCTGCGATCGGAGCCGGGGCGATCGCTGCGTCCGTCGCATTCACGAAAGCCGCGATCGAGGACGAGGCCGCTAATAACCGACTAATCTCCGTCCTCCAAGCCCGCAAGCTTGCGAGCGAGGCGAATCTAAAAGTCGTCGACGAGCTAATCGCGAAGGGCGCGCAACTTGCGTTTACCGACGACGAGGTTCGAGCCGGTATTGCGACGGCGACGCAGTTTACGAAGAAGTTCGCCGACGCGCAAAAGATCCTCGCACGCGCGCAGGATCTTGCACGCGCGAAGAATATCTCTCTCGAAGAGGCGACGAAGATCGTCGGTAAAGCGTATCAAGGAAATACGAAGGGACTAAAAGCCCTCGGTATTGAAACGAAGAAGGGAGCGAAGGGTCTTACGATCCTTACCGCAGTCTCCGCGAAGTTCGGAAAGTCTGCGGCGGCATACGCCGAGACGACCGAGGGGAAGTTCGCAGCGTTGAAGATCGCAATCGACGAGACGAAGGAGTCGGTCGGCGGCGTCTTCTTGAACGCATTAAAGAAAGTCTTCGCAGCTCTTCAACCGTATATGATGAAGTTCCTCTCCGAGATCGAGAAGAGACTTCCCGATCTTGAAAAGTTCGTCGACAAGATCGCGAACGATCTCGTAAAGAATCTTCCCGGGTATATCGCCGTCGCGAAGCGGGAGATCCCTCCGCTCATTAAGAAGTTTCAAGGATTCTTTACCGAAGTCGTAGCGTTCGGAAAGCGAGCGGCGGAGTTCCTCGGGAAAGACGGAGCGGTTACCGGCGGTCTCGCGTTAATTGGCGCGAAGATCGGCGGTCTTAAAGGAGCGATCTCGGGCGTCCTCTCGAAAGCATTCTCCGACTTCGGGTTCGGGCCGTTTGAATCGCTGCTACTCGGAACCGTATCCTCCGCAGTAATCGCGGGTATGACCGAGGGTATCGCGGGGCAAGTCACGCAACGATTAATCGCAGCGTTCGCGTTGAAGATTAAAGCGGCGTCGACGCCGATCCCCGGAGTAGGCGGAGGCGGAGGCGGCGGAGGAGGCATTCCGCCGATCATTCCGAAAGTCGGAGGAGCTGCGGCGACTTCGGGGCTCGGTGCTCTCGCGGCTTCGTTCGCCGTTCCTGCGGGAATCATTGCCGCGGGCGGAGCGGCGTTACTAAGCGTCTTCGCGATCGGCGGAAAGTTATTGTCGGGCGGAAAGTCGGTCGAGGAACGCGAGCGAGAATGGGCGGAATGGTCGGCAAGCTTGAAGCCCCCTCGCGTCGATCCGATGACGGATAAGTATACGAGCCGAACGTTTAACCCGGTTATCGATCCGATGACGGCGAAGTATTCAAGCCCGACGTTTAACGTTTACGTCGGAGCCGATACCGTCGCCGACGCAGTCGTACCGGTAATCGCCCGCACCGTTGCGACGACTCCTCGCGGCGGTCGATAATGGGGGCGTTCCCGTGGGAGCTGCGGGTCGACGGCGTTAACGGCGGAGCGAATCTCTTTACGCTCCCGACGTACGCGCAAGCCGGAACGCCGTACGTGCTCCCCGAAAGCGTCTCGGTCAGTCAAGCCGCGAACGGCGGAGGAGCGTCGATCTCCTTCGAGGTGATCGAATCTCTTTCGGTCGGGAGCCCGTGGTTCGCACTCTCGACGTTGAACGATAACGCCCGCGTCCGCTTCTTCGATACCCGGTATTCGGGCTCGACTCCGATCGCCCTCGGATATATAACGTCGATCGACGTCTCGCTTCTCCCGAATGGCGTCGGTACGAAAGCGTCCGTAACTGCAAGCGATCCGACCGCGTGGCTCGAAAAGATTGTCGTCCGTAAAGGGAAGATCGGATCGGCGACGCAGCAACCGGTCGGGAACTTCACCGCCGCGGGTACGACCGACCAAGAAATTATTACGTCGATCCTCGGTTACGTGAACGGTGCGACGAACGGGTCATATACGCAAGACGCCGCGACGAAGCTTATCTTCGATGCGTCTCTCGCTCCGACGTACGTCGGGTCGGCGACGGTGATCGCGTCCGCGTCGAAGCCGTTCCTCGTCGAAGTGCAGACTCTCGCCTCGGTGCTCGATACGATTCGCGGTCTCGCCGAAGGAGTCGACGGAGTGATTCGTCGGTATTGGGTCGACGCTACCGGGCGGCTTAACTATGGGACGACGGGAACCGCACCCGCGAATCCGACCGCACCCTTCGCCGTCATTACCTCGGGGACTCCCGTTACCGGTTCGAGCTCGGCGAGGACGACGGTTTACGCGAACTCGCTTACGGTGAGCCTCGATCACGACGCGACGATCGACCGAATCTTTACGAAAGCCGCCTCGTACCAATCCGACCTCGATCGCGGTCGAGGGAATCTCGCGACTCGTACGGGCGCATTCACGACGGGGAATACCGTCGATCCGTACGTACGAACGGCGGGCTCCGCTGCGCCTCGCGGCCCGGGTACGGCGTACGCGCGAAGCGGCCCGAGGGCGGAGCAGCTCTTCGAACTCTCTTCGTTCCGCGGTCTCGACAATGCGAACCGCGCGGACTATATCGACCGCTTCACGGGTGCGACGTTTAATCTTAATTACCAACCGAAGCGAACGATCTCGCTCTCGGTCGTAGGGTCGGGCTCCTCGACTGCGACGCCCGATCACGAATACGGATTCGTTCAGGGGTATACGGGCGGCTCGCCGTTCACCCTTACGAAGCGCATTCAAGCGGGAGATTATATTCTCCTTACTGCACCCGCTCTCGATCTCGGTACGGCGACGATGTTTAGAATCGAATCCCTTACGCTCGGATTCGAGCCGGGCTCTTCGACCGCGAGGCTTGATCTCGAATTGAACTTCCGTAAAAAGGGTCTACGAGAAATCATTCTCGGGGAGGGTTGAGAAATGCGCAACAAATACGGTACGGACGAAGTCGTCTTTCAGACTCTTACCGGAACGCTGCAATCCGACGACGGCTCTCCGCTTCTCTCGACGTCTTCCGACGGCGGGACGGCGTACGCAATCGGCGACGCACTCTCCGCAGGGATCTATTCCGGCATTCAAAACGGAAACCTTTCCGCGCCTCCGCAAGCGGTCGGAAGTGCCGATCCGATTTCCGACTCGAATCCGCTTCCGTACTTTACGTTCGTCGACGAATCGTCGGGGAGGATTACCGCATTCGCCGTCGAGGATTCCCTGCAAGCGAACGGATTCTCGATTCGCTTTCTCGCGATCGGCGCGCAGTCGGGCGACCGCGTCTACCTTGAACGCAGGGTCTCGGCTCCGAGCTCGCGCGCGCAGTCGTACGTTTATTCGGCTCGCGGTGCGTTTACTGCGGCCTCGAATACTGCGGGGTATTCCGCGTTCGTCGAAACGCAGTATTTAAAAGCCGACGGGACGACGACGACGGGCGCAGCGAATACCGCGACGCAAGCCGGAACGGTAATCCAAGCGTACAACTCGACCGCGCTCGAACTCGTCTCGTATCCTGCGGCGGGCGGCGCAGTCCCTTCGGACGGTGCGTCGATTCTCTTCCGAACGGGAATCACCTTCTCGACCGCAGTCGCGGGGACGGTCTCGATCGATCTCGTCGAAATGCGTCTCGTGCGAGGGACGACGGTCGTCCCGTTCGTCGACCAATCGTTCCCCGGAGAGTCGGGCGGAATCGTCGCGCAGACGGGGCGAACGATGATCCTTCACTCGAACTCGCTCGGGACTGCGGGCTTTAATCCGAAGATCGAACTCTCGACGAATACGGGGACGATTTATTTAAACGCCGCGGGAACGATCACGGGAGGCGGGACTCCGACGAGCGGCGATATCGAGCTCCGAACGAAAGACGGCGGGTACGTTTACTTCGGCGCAGGAACCGCGAACGCGGACGTCCGCCTATGGGTCAACAATGCGAACGAGCTACGAACCGACGATAGGTTTATCGTCGGAGATCGAACCTCGGCGAGCATTAACCAAATTGACTCGCCGGGGGTACTTCTTGACCCGACCTCGGGCTTCGCGTGGATCGATCGAAGTCCGATTGATGCGGTTACCGATTCTTCGCTTTTCTTAACGTCGGGCTTCTTGAATGCGAACCTACAAATGGTTCGCTTCTTCCGAAAGATTACGTCGGGCGGAACGGCCCTAACTGCGACGGGGCATATCCTCGTCGCAAATAACTCGACGACCGCTCCTTCCTTCGCTGCGGGTTCCGACTATCGGTTGAAGACGGATATCCGTTTAGCTTCCGAAGAGATCGACTTCGTCGAGAAGATCGACGCACTCCGACCCGTCCTCTTCACGAACCGAGAGTCGGGAGATAAAGATCTCCTCGGCTTTATCGCGCACGAAGTCGCACCGGTTATCCCCGAAGCGGTCGAGGGCGAGAAAGACGCAGTCGACGACGAGGGTAATCCCGCGTATCAGTCACTCGCCGCGGCTAAGATGATTCCGTACCTCGTCGGTGCGGTGCGTGATCTCTCCGCGCGCATTAAGGAACTCGAAAGGAACGCCGCAGAATGACCCGCTCGCAAGTCGACGCAATCCTCGACCGTCTCGACGCCCATTCGCAAAAGCTCGACGAGGTTCGTTCCGACGTCGATAAAATCAAGGGCGGTCTTTTGGTCATTGGCGCGGCTCTCGGTGCAGGGCTTCTCGGAGCGTTAATGCAACTCTTCGGGGCGGCTAATTAACGATGCCTCTTAAAGTCTTCTCGCAGCTTCCGCACGCCGAGAATGGACTTATCGACGACTGCGGCCTCGCTGCACTCGCTATGACGATTCACCATTCGTCGAAGGGTGCGGTCTCTCCCGGTGTAAAAGCCGCGATCGACGCGGCGACGAAAGCGGGTCGGATCGATCGCTTCGGCAAGTCCGACCCGACGACGTTCGCCCATATGATCGCAGCGGGGAAGATCCTCGGCGCGACGCTCGTCCCTGCGAGCTCGTGGAAGATCGCAGTCTCCGAGATGCGCAAGGGGAAAGGCGCGATCGTCGCCCTCTCCGCGCATAACGCGATTCCCGCGCACGCTCTCTCGGCGTGGCAGCGGTCGAATATGCGGCGTCGTCCGGGTCACTCGTACCGTCACGCCGTCGCCCTCGCGATCGTCGACGGAAAGTTTTACCTCGCCGATCCGACGCTCTCGGGCAAGGGGAAGGAAGCCGAGGGAATCGAGATCACCGAGGGCGAAGCCCGCACCCTTGCGCATTGGGGGCTTGACCCCGTCAACGCGAAGCGTCCTCGTCCTATGTTGTGGATTGTGACCGTCAAGATTCCGAAGACGGCTCCCGCTCCGGTGCTCGCACCCGACGAGGCGATCGACCCGATCGTCGAACTACCGTCTCCGAAGCCCGTAGCGGCTGCGAAAGCGGTCGAGCCCATCATTACGCCAAAACCTACGGTCGAAGCCTCTACGAGCCGCGTTCCCCGCTCTACGGCGAAATCGGGGTATCCGAGCCCGCGAGAGATTCTCGGTCGGGTAAATTGGAACGAGGCGGGGAAGCTCCTCGCCCGAGGCTTGGAAGAGACAAGGGGTCGAACGATGGTTGAACGGATTAAATGGTTATTCGTGAGCACCGGCGCAGGAACGGCTCTTCTCGAAGCCGCACGCGTCGGGCTCTCGACCGGAATCGCGGTAATGCTCGCGACGGGTGCGCCAATCCTCGATATGACGGCGCAGGATTTTCGAACGGTGCTCTCTGCGATCGTCGCGTCTTCACTAACCGTGATCGCCGCGGCCCTCAATCCCGAGGATAAGCGGTACGGCGTCGGGAAAGTCCAAGCCGTCCGAGCCGCGGAGAAGCGAAGCCGCCGAGCCGCGAGGTAGACGAGCCCGGCTCGGGAGTGTACGCTCGGCGAATCCCGAGCTTGCAATCGGGGAAGTAAGGAGGCGAAGATATGTCGAAGATCGAGGACGCCCTCGCTCTACAACCGCGGAACGCGATCGCGGTTCGATGCCACGTCGCGAAGCTGCGATCGGAATTGCCCGAGGAGGAACGAGTCGCACTCGACCGCGTCCTCGACCCGAGTAACTCCGCGTCGCACTCTGCGATTACGCGAGCGATTCAAGCCGCGTACGGATCGGATATCGGACGGAATTCCGTCGCGCGTCATAGGGTCGGCGAGTGCCGCTGCGGGAGGCTTTAACTATGTCGAAGATCGAAGACGCTCTCGAAGTCGCGAAAGAATCCGAGTCCGTCGCCGAGTTACGAGAGGCGCATAAACGCGTCTTGCGTCAACTCGAAAAAGCGAAGCGTTCGCAAGACGAGCTCGTCGATGCGGTCTACAACGCGGCGCGCGATGCGGCCGCGGGAATGCGGGTTCCTCCGGTTCCTTCTCCGAAGATCGACAAGCGAAAGAAAGACGCGGAAGTCGCGGTCTTACTGCTCGCGGATTGGCAAGTCGGGAAAGTAACCCCGACGTATAACTCCGAGATCGCAGCGGATCGCGTAAAGAAACTCGCCGAGAAAGTCGAGAAGCTCGTCGCAATTCAGCGAGAGGATCACCCGGTACGCGAGGCGTACGTCTTCCTCCTCGGAGACTTCGTCGAGGGCGACGGGAATATCTTCCCGGGTCAGTCGTACCTCGTCGACTCTTCGCTTTACTCGCAGATTTTCTCGACCGCAGAAATGCTCGCGGGTCTTATCCGTAAGCTCGCGGCGAACTTCGAGAAAGTCCACGTCGTCGGCGTGATCGGTAATCACGGACGCCTCGGTCGATACGGCGAGTCGGCTCCCGAATCGAACGCGGACGCGATCGCGTATCGAACCGCAGCGATGCTCGTTCGAGACGAGAAGCGGATTACGTGGAAGGAGACGTATACGAAGGGCGAGCGGCATTGGCACGAGTACGTCGAAGTCCTCGGTCGGAAATGGCTTCTCTTTCACGGTGACCAATTGAAGGGCGGGAGCTTCGGCTTCCCGTGGTACTCGCTCGCGAAGCGTCTCGGAGGTTGGTCTCTTGCACTCGACGGAGGGAAGCCGGATTACGCAGCGTTCGGGCATTGGCACACACCCGTCCGAGTCGTCGCGGCGGACGGCCGTATAACCGCATTCGGCGCGGGGTCGATCGAATCCTCGAATACGTACGCGCAAGAATGGGTCGCAGCGTCGGGCGAGCCGGCGCAATGGCTCATCTTCCAAGCTCCCTCGGGGCTTAGTGCGGAGTACCTCGTCCGACTCGAATCGTGACCTCGTAAGATCTCGGGTACGCCGCGTTTCGGGAGCCTCCCCCGGGACGCGGCTCCTCCTTTTCGTGCTCAATTACGCACGAAATCGACCCTCCTTGCGGGTTTTGGGAACGGGGCTTGCGCGGGAACGCCCGTTCCCGTATAGTGCTCGTAGATCGGGGAAGTTCCCCGTGAAGAAACGAAGGAGGCTACGAAATGTCAGCATTTCTCGTACGGGTTCACGGGAGCTCGAAGTCCGAAAGCGTCAACTGCGGCGAATGCACGAATGCGACCCTTGCCGCGAATCCGGGAGTCGACTTCGAACTCGTCGAGCTCGGGGATCTCGATCGCGCGAAGCTTCGGTTTAACGAATGCGACTCGTGCGACGCGGCCCTCGATTCGAATCGAATCGCAGAATGAGTAAGGAGGAGGCGAAGAAGGTTCAACTCGAAGACGCCGATCACCTCGGGCAATGCCCGACGTGCGGCAAATACCGGAAGAAGATCGAAGCGGGGAAACTTCGACCCTGCTACGAATGGGAACGAGTCGAAGTAAAGGAGGCGCAAGAATGAGAGAGGCAATTCGTCAAGGGATTATTCGCGGAGTGATGATCGGGTCGTGGGTCGTCCTCGGGTATTTGATCGCCCGAGAGATTATGCGGGGCTCGTTGTGATCGCCGTCAAATATCGATCGCTCTTCGATACGAAGCCCGTCGGATCGTTTACCGATTGGGAGCAGCTCGTCGAGGCTTTCTCGACGAGCGTCGAATCGATCGATAAGGAACGCGGGGCTCTATGGGCTCCGGTCACGTTGACCGAGGGCGGACGTCGCAGGAATGCGGACGTCGAGCGGGTAACTGCACTCGTCCTCGACGTCGACGGCGGGACGGCGTACGCCGACGCGAGAGAAGCTCTTCGCGAGAAGACGTGGATCGCGTACTCGACGTACTCGCACACTCCCGAGAATCCTCGCTTTCACGTCGTAATGCGGCTCGACGAAGCGGTCTCGGGGAGCCTATGGCCGACCGAGTACCGGAAGTTAAAGGAGCGAATCGGGTTCGGGGATAACCTTCCCGCTCCGTCTCACTCGTACTTTTTGCCGCAGCATAAGCCGGGGGCGGAATGGTTTTTTGAATCATACGCACCGAAGAAGGAGGGGAAGAAGTGAAGCTTCGTAAAGAGACGACTCCGATCGTTTATCGGAGTCTTAAAGTTCGGGACGACGCATACGAGGAATTCCTCCGACGTGAGCATACGGCGGAACGTCGGAGGATCACGATCGCAGCGGTCGTATTCCTCGTGCTCTTCGCCCTCTTTATGGAGGGGCTTCGATGAGCCCCGCGGCGATCTCGAAAGCAATCGACCCGAAGCGAACGGGGATCTCGAAGTCCCTTATCACCTCGACCGCTCTATGCGGTCGGAAGGGTTGGTTCTCCGAGCACGTGCGGCTACCCGACGGCTCCCGCGTTCCGTGGATTCTCCCGGAGCGAGTCGCATTTGGCGCAGCTCTCGACGAGGCCGTCCTCTCGATCGCGTTCGCCGAGCGAACTAATACGGCGTGGAATCCGTACGAGGTACTCGCCGACGGAATGGGAGCAGTTCGAGGGAAGAAGACGGAAGCCGGTATCGATTGGTTGAAGTTCGAGGACGATCTCAAAGTCGCGATCGATCTCTTCGTCTTCGACGTGCTCCGTCACGGAACCTCGGACGCTCCGCTCGTGGACTTCCACGGGTCGAAGCTGCAAGGGCTCGACGGCGAATCGCTGCGGGTTGGGGATCTTATCGGGACGCCCGACTTCATTCTCTCGGGAGATACCCGACCGAATGGGCGGACGTTAATCCTCGACTTGAAAGCGTCCGCTCGGTCGAAGTCCGAGAAGGATCTCCGCTCGGCGGAGCTCTCTTATTACGCTTGGTTATGGGCGGCGTATACGAAGGGGGATCTTCCCGACGTGGGTTATTTGACCTACGTTCGGAAGACGAAGCCTACGTATCAGCTCTTAACCGGGAGCGTTACGTCGGCGCAACTCCTCCTCGCGGAAGAGTACGTAAAGACGACGCGTTCGATTATGTCGGCGAAGACGCAGGAAGACGTCGGATTCTCGACGAACTTTTGCGGCTCGTGCGAATGGCGGAAGCCGAACCCGGACGCAGGGTTCGAGGGTTGTAGCGTCGGCTCGCTTGTCGCGGCCGAGGAAGAGGAGGCGGAATAATGGGATTCGAACTATCGAAGGATTATATCGACGTCGCGGAGAGGCTCCGCGAATGGTACGAGAAGTATCCGCTCGGACGAGTGACGACGGCGATCGTCGAGCTTACCGAAAAGAAAGTCGTCGTAAAAGCGGAAGCGTTCCGCGATGCGACGGCGACGATTCCCGCGGGAGTCGGTCACTCCGCGATGGTTATTCCGGGCTCGACCCCGTATACCCGGGGATCGGAACTTGAAAACTGCGAGACGTCCGCAGTCGGTCGGGCTCTCGTAATGGCGGGACTCGCCTCGAAGCGGATCGCCTCGGCGGACGAGATCGAGGCGAAGCGGGCTCCCGAGGGAACTCCGACCGTCTTCCCCGTATCGGAACCCTCGGCGGCGATTTCGCAAGCCTCTACGGGCGGCAAATCCGCCTCTGCGTCGATCTCCGAAGACGACGCTCTCGTCTTCGCTGCGCGGGCTATGGGATTCGTCGAGGCGGACGAGGCGAAGGGATCGGGCGTATGCCCGAAGCACGCTCGACCGTGGAAGCTTCGGGAAGGAACGGGAGCGAAGGGGCCGTACTCGTTTTATAGCTGCGGAGCGAAAGACGATACGGAGCGTTCCGGTTGGTGCAATCTTCGACCGTCGATCGCGTGGGTCAACGCCCAAGCGGGCGGACGATGAAGGGTCGTCCGTGGGCGAAGTTCGACGTCGGTATGCCGAAAGACGGAAAAGTCGCGACGCTCTCTTCGGACGGGGTTCGATGGGCGTTCGTCGCGATCGTGCTCGCTGCGAAAGAGCAGGATCGGCAAGGATTCTTCGATTCACTCGCGCACCTAAAAGCGGTCGTCTCGACGACCGTCGCGGACTGCGTCGAGGAGCTCGTCGATAAGGGTCTCCTCTCGGTTGACCCGGACGGCGTGATTCACGTCTCGCGTTGGACTCGATACCAAATTGACCCGACCGCAGCGGCTCGGGCGAAAGCGTATCGGGAGCGAAAGCCGGAGCCCGTCTCGGACGTACCCGCAGGGGTGCGCTTCCGTGACCGCGTTCCTCCTCCTCGTTCCTCGAAGGGGACGCCGCAGTCGATCGCCTCGATCGTTAAAAAGACGGTCGAATCGTGAGCGGGTACGGAATGCGGATCGTGATCGACGACGAACTCCGGGCGAGGGCTCGTGAGCTCTACCCGAAGGGACTCGCACCGGAGACGGCGTATCTCGGCGAGGAAGCCCTCGTCGCGGGTGCGTTCGGAGAGGCCGCGTTCGAGCGGGCGATCGAGATCCTCGAACTCCCGAACCCCGAATACGTCGGGTCGCAGCGTCTCCCGTGGGACTTTATCGGCGAGCCGTACGGACGGGTCGACGTGAAGACGAAGCCTCGGAGCGTCCCTCCGAGGGTCGAATACGAGGCGGGGATCGCAGCGGAGCAGCTCGCGAAGCCGGATCTCCCCGACGTCTTCGTCTTCGTCTCGTTGTATCCGAAAGCGGCTCGTCCGGGGTACTACTACGAGGAGGCGTGGATCGTCGGGTATATGCCCGTCGAACGGTTTAAGAAGTTCTCGCACCTCGTCCCGGCGGGCTCGCCGATGGGGAACGGAACCTCGAAGTCGTGGCGGGATATGCACGACGTAAAGCTCGGTCAACTATGGCCGATCGAATGGCTTATCCCGTACGAGAAACGTGACGGAGCCGTTCGTAAAACGTGACGGATCGTACGCGTCACGGTACGAGACATAGACTTGATACGTAGACTTAGACTTAGACTCTTGTTAAAGAGGGAAAGTGAGGCTTGAAAATGAGCGAGGCAATGCACCCGGAGAAGGAGCTGCTCCCGATTTTGCACGATGGGCAAGGACGCCCATTCTTCGAATATCTCCTCTTCCCGTACTACGCGGAGGCGTTCGAGATTCTTGTCGAGCGTCAAGGGAAATACGGCCCCAAGAATATCCTCGACGCAGGGGTTTACGGGGTGGTCGAGCAGCTACGAAATAAAGTCGAGCGAGCCTCGGCGCAACTCCACGGAACGGTCGTCGACGGGCGGGTCGTCCTCGAACCTATGGACGAGGAGACGAAGAAAGTCTTTCGGGACTCGCTCCTCGATCTTGCGAACTATTCGATGATCGCCCTCGCTCTTATTGAGGGGCTATGGGTCGCCGATATGGTGCTCGACCCGACGAAACCGGCTCGACCCTATGGGCTCGACGTTTCGTGGATTGGGGAGGGTTGAAGATGAGGGAAGAGACGCAGGATCTCCTTTACGCAATCCGTTCCTTCGTACGGATTCACGGGTACGCACCGACCGTCCGGGAACTTGCCGAGGAGCTCGGGGTCGGTCACTCTACGGTCGCGAAGGGTTTAAACGAGTTAATAAACTTCGACAAGATCCGCCGAGACGCAGGGGTCGCGCGCGGGATTGTCGTACGGGAGGAGGGTCGATAATGGCCGAGGTATCAGTTAAGCGAGCCGAGCTCTCGTATCGAGATTCGTACGACGTCGACGACGTCCGTCTCGAAATCCGAGAGGGTCGGTATCCCTGCGGGAACGTGAAGCTCGAAGCGATTAACGTCGACTCGACGTTCACCTATGCGACGCTCTCGCAAGACGTCGAAGTCCCGCTCCCGGAGGGGATCTTTCAGCTTCGAGATTGGGGTCACGTCAACGAGTTAGCGGTAACGCTCGTCTCTCTTGGGATTATCGAATCGGCGGACGACGAGGGGATCTTCTTCCGTCTCGTCGACGTCGGGTAGACTTCCCGAATGGCGGGAGTTAAGACGCAAAAGGGAGGGCCTCGACGCGAGCCCGTATGGGCGGCGAAGCCCTGCGCGGATTGTCGCGAGGAGATCGTAAAGTTCGCCGACGCTTCACGCGTTAAGGAGATCTCCTTCCCGGTAGGGTCGGGGCGTCGCACCTCGTATCGTTGGGTTCACCGAAAGCATTTATTCGCAGGGGCGAAGTAATGGGACGCGTTAAGGATCTCGCGATCGACGAGGCGAACGAGGAGAGGCGCAAGCGAGGAGCCCGCAGTAATAACCGCGGGAAAGCGTTCGAGAGGGAGATCGCAGGGAAGCTCGGCGAGGACGCAAAACGTACGGGGCAATGGGGCGGGAAAACCGACGTCGAGGCTCCGTGGATTCAAATTCAAACGAAACTCGGAAACGGGTATTTCCCAACGCGTCTCGATAACGCACTCCGAGCGATTAACCCGAGGGGCGACCAACTTCGAGCCGTCGTCGTCGGGAATCGGCCCGAGACTCCGGGCGTAAAGCGGACGACGCTAATCGTCCTCGACTTCGAGCAGTTCGTAGCGTGGTTCGGGGGGCGCAACGATGAAACGATTAACGAGGAGTAACCGACCCGTCGACGCTATCGAGCTCGTGCTCGCGTTGACGCAAGCCCGGATCATTGGGGAGTCGACTCTTAAAGACGCTCCCGAATATCTTCGAGGGTACGAGGACGGAATCCGCGTCGCGATCGAATTAATCCGAGCCTCGGACGGAATGCTAAAAGCGGTCGACGATCGGGAGTACGAGAAGCGATGACCGGATTCGTGCGAACCCTCGTCGGGGTCGTACTAATCGCCGCAGTCCTCGCGGTCGGTGCAATCCCTCCGCGCGTGATCGTTTACCCGTCTCCCTCTCCCTCAGTTGAAGTAACCCCCGAGCCGTCGCCGACGGACGCATTTCTCTCGATCTCCGGTCGTGCGACGTATTACGACGCAACTCGGAACGGGGCTTGGTTTACTCGTGCAGCTCGTCCCGGCTCTAAGAAGTATCACCAAGACGGAGCACCGTATCCGTTTTACGCTGCGGCCTCTCCCGCTCTTCGTAAGCTGCGGGCGTTTCGTTGGGGATCGGAGCCGTACCGCGTGATCGTCTCGAATACGAAGACGAACGTCTCGATCGTTGTATGGATTGTCGACGAGTGCGCTTGCGTCGGCGGAAGCGTTATCGATTTAAGTCCGCTTGCGTGGAAGACGCTCGGCGAAGGGAAGATCCCATTCTCTCGCGGAGTGCAAGACGTCCGGGTCGAGATCCTTCCGTAACGCGCATCTCCCGATTCGGGTATCCTGCGCGAATGGGCGGAGAATGGCGGCGCAAGGATCGAGACGAGAAGTCGAAGAGTAACCTCGCGCGTCCCGAGGCGAAGATCTTTTATGCGATGGTGAAAGAGGCTCGCGGCAATAAGCGAGCTCTCGCCGGAGTAAGTATCGCGCAAGACGAACTCGGACTCCCGACGTCGTGGCTTCGTGAACGCGTCGCGGGTCGAATTCGGGTTAAACCCGTCGATCTCGAAGTCTTGCAGCGGCTAATTAATATTGCGAAGTCTCGCGTCTTCCATTCGGGGATTACCGTCGAGGAGGCGACGGCTCGACGCCGAGAGAATGCGAAGCCGTCCGCGGAGCTTGCGGAGTATCGACGAGCCGTTCGGCGTATGTGCCGAGAGTGCGTCGGGTGCGACGGTCGGGATAAAGACGAGGATCTCGAATGCCCGGACGGATCTTGCCCGCTGCGTCCGATCTCTCCGCTTAAACTTTCCGCGAAGCCGATCGTCGTCGGGGAGACGTGGGAGTAAACTCTCGACGGGGCCGCGTGGACGCTTCGCTTTATCCCGAGAGATAAGCGGGGGAACCCGAGGTTCGACTCCTCGGCGGCTCCATCATCTCCGACCGCACGCTTCTCCTCGACGCTCCTTCGGTGCAGCGAAGCCGTACTTAGCGGCGAAGACGGGACGAGCCGATCGATACTCGATCGCGAGGACTCGGTCGGCGTGAAGGGCTTTCTTCGGCGAGAGATACTTCGAATGCAGTCGCATTGTCTCGATCGCCCATTTCCGCGAGTGATAATCGTTTACGGATAAGTGCGCGAGCTCGTGAAGGATTGTCTCCTTATCTTGCCCGGAGCATAGGGTTACGGTGTATTCGTCGAAGTCTGCCTCGCCGTCATAGCACCCGAGCGACCCTTCGGGGTGCGAGTGCAGGATCACCGCTTCGACGCGAATCTTCTCGGCCTCGGCGACTCGTTCGAGGAACGCGATCGTCGGCTTCCACGCGTCGACTTTCTCGACGGGTTTATCCTCGGGAATGATTAGTCGAATCATAGGGGGAGATCTTATGCGGAAACCTTGCCTCGTATGCGGAGCAGTCTCGGAGGGTTCACGATGCCCGGAGCACGCTCTACGGGATACCCGGAAGCGAGAAGGATACGGGTACGCGTGGGCGGTACGCAGTAAGGAATTCCGAAAGCGATATCCGTTCTGCGCCATATGCAACCGAGGCGGAAACGGGATCGAGCTCCACGTCGATCATATCGTCCCGCGATCCCTCGGCGGTTCGGACGATTACTCGAATCTTCGGACGTTGTGCGGGGATTGTCACCGTCGATACGGTCGGACGCGACGCTCGAAGGGGCATACCGGGTAGGGGGGTTTATTTGCAGCGGCGCACGACCGCAGTAT